TTTTTGGTGGAGACTGCTGGACTCGAACCAGTGACCTCCTGCGTGTGAATTATGGTGCACAAATATTTACAACTATTCTGGATGATTTAAGCGGTTTTTGGCGATTGTTTTACATGAAACTGTAATGTAAAACTGCATAAGACTTTTTTAGTTTTTTTCGGTTACTGACAAATTGCTAACACGTTCCACCTCTGATATTAGTTTTTCTGCGTCGGCGTGGACATAGATGTTGGCGGTGGTGGAGAAGCTCGCGTGGCCGATGATCTTCTGCAAAATTTCCGGCTGTATGCCTACGCTTCTTGCCCATGTTGCGTAGGTGTGGCGCGTGGCGTGGGGCGTGTGCTTTGGGATGCCGAGCTTTTCCAGCAGAGGGTAAAAGTCACGTTTGCGGTAATTGGCGGGGATGCGCTGCCCGTCGTAGCCGGACAATAGCAGATCGCCGTCGGCCCGGTCGGCAAAGTAGGAAAAATACTTCCTGCCCTCCGGACGTATTGGGATGACGCGGTCTCTACCGGCTTTTGTCTTTTCTCCTCCGATGACATACGTCTCGTGGTAGTCCACCAGCGGCAGGGAAAACAATTCGCCGATGCGCATACCGGTGTAAAGCAGCATGAGGGCAATTTTGGCAGCATCGGAGCCGTCTTTTTCCAACAGCGCGATCTCGTCATCCGTAAAGATGGCTTTTTCTTTTTTGACCTGCTGGGGGAGCTTGACGTATTTGGCAAAATCGGTGGTGGCGATCTCCTCACGGACGGCCCAGCGGGACATCTGCGTCATGAGCTGCTTGTACTTGGACAGCGTTGAGTTAGACTTGGCCATGTTGCTGTCGATAATCGCCTGAAAATCCTTTGTACGCAGGTCGCGGAATTTCTTGCCGTGGAGACTGGCGCAGGCCTTATAGGAAATGTCGTAGGCTTCTATCCCCTTCGGACCTATTTCGCGGAAGTGTTCTGCTTTCCATTCCGCAAACACCTCAGAGAACGTCATGTTGAATTTTTCTTCGATCGGTTTGCCGGAAAGCTTTTCCAGCGCAGCCAGCGCGTCGGTTTTCCGTTCGTAATAGCCGATGATCACATGATTTTTGGCAGCGGCCCAGGGGCGTGTACGGCGGCCGGAGAGTTTATAGACTGTGCCGGCTCCGTTGGGGCGCTTCAGGGATTTGCGGGTTTCTTTGACCTGCTTTTTCCCGCAGATGTGACAGTAAACGGCGCCGGGGACAATCTCGACGCCGCATTTTATACAAGTGGACATAGGGATACCTCACAAAAGAATAACAAGAAACTTGTGAATTACGTCTATTGAAAACAAGAAACTTGTCATATACAATGTCTGTGTAAAATAGAACAAATGTTTTATACGTCGAGGTTTGGCGTGTGCTTTTTTGCGTAACGCAAGTACATTACAAAAACGGAGGCAAAAATGCCGATGCCGGCGGCAAGCAGCAAAAAAACGATCCATGCGAATACACCGGCCTGCCCGCCCTGAATAAGCCCCAGGTTAGGGACGCGGTAGTCAAAAAAGATATATCCCACGATAACAGCCATAAACATGGCGCACAAAAACGTAAGGCCATAAATAGCAAATTTTGTGTCCCGCGATTTCTTGCGCTGGTATTCAATGGTTTTCGTCATCTGCTCCATGCTGCCCTCAAGGTGAGCTATGCGAACGTCCGCGTCATGAAGCTGCTTCTGATGCTTTAATTGGTCGTTGGCATGCGTCAATTCATCTTCTGTAGTTATGACCGGCTCTATCCCAAAGTATTCATCAAGAGACACGCCGAGGGCGGCGCAGATGGCGCCGGCATTATAGACGTTGGGCGCTTTGGATTTGGAAGCAAAAAAGTTTCCGATGGTGGATATGGAAATTCCGGTTTCGTCTGCCAGGTCCTGAATGGTGATATTCTGGCGGTCCCTTGCTTCGCGGCACAATTCCTTTAACGTATCTTCCATTTTTTCCCTCTTTTCCCCTTTTTGGCGGTCAATTATCCTAATTCTGTTGCGAGAAAACAGCGGTTTTCCCTTTTTGGCGTTGACCGACCCAACTTAAAACTGCTACGGTAAAGCCGCAGCAGACAGGCGTGATGGTTGGCGTGGCTGCTGCAAGTCCCCGCCGCCGTTGCGGAGGCGGCGGGGACGGTCTTACATTACCTTCCATATATGGCATCAATCTTTCCGCTGGCATAGCCGGAGGTGTAGCCATAATCGTAACCGGCATCATAGCCGTCAGAAAAGCCGGCGCCTTTTCCATCCCTGTATCCATCTGTTTTCCCGTTTTTATAGCCGTCAATCTTCCCGTTCTTGTAACCGTCGTCTTTCCCTGCGGTATACGCAACAAAACACGAAGCTACAATCAATAGAACAAATACGACAGCGACAACGATGTTAATGGTTTTTTTCGGAAGTCTGCGCTTCGCTCCGAAAGCCACAAGCGCACACCTCCCCGGTACGCACAAGGGTTCCGCATCCAGGGCAAATATAATAGGTTTCTTGCTGTGCCTGTTTTACTTGCTCTGCCGGAGGTATTACTTTTTCCTTTTTGGGCTCAGAAGTCAGCAGCCCGTGTTTGGCAAGAATGGACACGCCGATACGATACGAAACATATCCCCAAATTATCGCAGGGGATGCCTTCCAACTGAAGCCAGCATATACCGTAATAAAAGAAAACAGCAATGCGACTTCAACAATTGAGATAATACAGATTGTCCCGTAATACTTTTTAGATATTGGCGTATGGCAAAACACGGCGGCGCATATTGGGATCACGCTATAGAACAAACAAGTAATAAGCAGACCCAAAATTATTTCCAATACATCTTGCATAATATGCCCCCTTTCTGGCACCTATTATATAACTTGGTGAAGAAATTACAAGTGTAAGGCGGGGATTTTAGTACAACTGAATAAAACATGGGATAGAAATTGGACGATTTGACGAAGGAATGAGGGAGAAAATGGACAAGATGTTTACGAAAGAAAGCTATTTGGCGGAAATAGACGCGGCAAAAGAATTGCCGGAGTGCGAAAGATTTCACGCATACGCAAAAATCAACGATGCAATAAACCGGCAACTGTTTCCTGACTGGGACACGCAAAAAGCGCGGATGGTCAAAATTGAGGATCTTCCCGTCGTGGGATCCGATTTGACTTACGGTGAGCTATGTCATCAGCGACATATTGATTGGCGTACAGGGGCACCCATCCCTTGCGCAGAGAATCAGGGGTAACGCAAAAGGCTGCAGCAATGCGCAGCAGCTCCTCATCGGTGGGGTTCACCGTACCGAAGATCATGAAGCTGGCCCGGTCGGTATTGCAACCGACGATTTCAGCCAGAACAGGAGCCGGCACATCGTACTGCGCCGCCAGAATGGAGACAGGAGCCGGAGCCCAGATCATCTTGGTATCCAAATCTACATAGGGACGCCCGCTTTCGGAAACGGAGGCGGGCGCTTTTTCGCCTGTGACCGTTTTAATGAGCGTGGTGGGGGCCTCTGTTAGAGAACTTACGGGAACGGAAAAATAGTCCGCGATGCGTTGCAATGTTGCGTCGTTAGGTATTCCTCCTTTTTTCCAGCGGGTAACGGTTGGTTTGGATATACCCATTTCAATCGCGGCGGCTGACGGGGATATTTCATGCTTATTACAAAGACGCAGATAGTTTTGGAAAAACACACAAATCACCTCCAAGAAATTTGGACAAAACGCTAAAGTTAATTTTTGTAACGTAACACGCTTGACAGTTGCATATATTTGCAATATTATAGTTTCGTTAGTTAATTTAGTTACGCAATCCCGCGAGAGGGGGTGGTGGAGTGACAGAGCTTGAATACGCAGAATTTGAGAAGTGGGAGGCGAAGCAAAGACGAAGAAAACGGCGTGTGATGGACGGCATTGCGATTGCAACGCTTATCGCACAAGTAGCGGCACTGTTACGGATACTACTAAGGTAGCCACAGCGACCAGCTCCATCAGGAATATATGGAGCAGGTCATCGTATCTGGCGTAACCGGCAGGCGTTAGCGAAACGGTCAAGTCCCCGTCAAGTTCTCCCTTTACACAGCCGGAGGACTTGAGGCGGAACAAAATGCCCTGTATTTGGAGTAGTTTCCCCTTGCGGAGAGACAGAAGCCGAGAGTAAGACATTTCTCCGCCGTTTCGTTTCAACGCACGCAAAACTTTAAGTTCATTCATAAGACCCTCGTGATGCATGATGTTTGGCAACTTTATGGTATCACGAAAAGTAAACTTTTGCAACTATAAATTTTGAAAGGAGAAAAGAAATGCCGGAAGCATGGACGGGACGACTGATTGGGAGGATGCACAACAACCGCATCACCTATTCCGACCTGGGCGCGGAGCTGGGGGTCGGAAAGGCGTATGTGTGCCAGATCCTGAACGGCGTAAAGAAGCCGAAAGACATCCAGAAGCGGATGGAGAACGCGCTGGATGCCATTATCGAGAGGAGAAAGAAATGAGCAGGATCGCGACGCTGACGCCGCAGGACGCGGCGCAGTACCTGCGGGATCGTGGGTTGAGCATATCGCCGGATACGCTGCGGCAGGGCATCCGGCAGGGTGTGTATCCCTTTGGGATCGTGATCGAGATGGAGCGAAGCCCTGTGTTCCAGATCTTCAAGAAGCAGCTGGACACATGGATCGCGGAAAGGACGGTGGAGGAATGAGTTGGTTTGCATGGACGCTGGCGTTTATCGGCGCGGCGTGGCTGAGCTGGGCTATCGTCAAGGGCGTGGAGGCGCTGGGGCGATGAGAGAGCGGAACAGGCGGGCGCGGGAATACTCCCGGATGTGCCGCACCAGGCGATGGTGCAGACGGCTGTGGGCGGTGGCAATCGTCCTGTGGGTGATGCTGCTGGTGCTGGTGGCGTGGTGCCTGACGCTGCCGCCGGTGCAGGAGGACGTGGTGCAGTCACCGCCCACGGCGGAGATCGCGGAGCCGGAGAACGTGCTGGTATGTGACATCACCGGGTATTGTGCGTGCTGCACACCCTACGCCCACATGAACCAGCGGGACGGCAAGGTGCTGACGGCATCCGGCCTGTGGGTGGACATCGGCGAGGCCGTGGCGGTAGACCCGGACATCATCCCGCTGGGCAGCACCGTGACGCTGGGCGGTAAGACTTACATAGCAGCCGATACCGGGGTGTACGGCTACACGGTGGACGTGCTGATGAGCCACGAGGACGCGGCGCAGGCCGGTGTGGTGAAAGCGATGGTGAAGTGGGAATGATCGGACTGGTGAACCGGACGGCTCCGCCCTGCCAGGGCTGCCAGCGAAGACACGCGAGGTGCCACGGGGAGTGCGAGGACTATGCCGTGTATTTACAGGACGTTCAGACCGACAAGGCAAAGCGGTACGCAGCGTACAGCGAGGCTGATTTTTACAGCATGAACAGCGCAAGGCGCGAAAACGCCAAAAAGGCGATAAGAAAGAGGGATGGGAGATGAACCGACTGAAGGAACGGCGGTTGGAGCTGGGGCTGACGCAGGAGGCGGTCAGCGGCATTATAAAGCTGGCAGACCCACGGATGGACGTGAGCATGGTGAGCCGGTTTGAAAACGGCGTGTGTCTACCCACGGAGGAAGTCACCGAGGCGCTGGAGGCGGCGCTGCGTGCCAGCAGGGCGTATCTGTTCGGCGAGGACGAGAAAGCCAAATTGCCTATGCGGACGGCGGAGACAGAGCGGCTCGCCTGTCTGATCCCCAAGGGGCGCAGGAACGCCATCAGCCGGGAAGACCTGGCGGCGGCGCTGCACACCACGGACCGGAAGATGCGAAAGGCCGTGGCCGAGGCAAAGAAGCAGGGCTTGATGATCTGCAACGACGGGGACGGGTACTACCAGAGTGACGAGCTGAGCGACCTGTGGCGGCAATACAGGCGGGAGACGGCGCGGGCTATGTCTATCCTCAAGGCGCGGAAGCCTATGCGGGAAGTGCTGAAAGCGGCTGGGAGGCCGGTATGAGCGTGTTTGACTACAAGGAGCCGCGGGTGGAGCCGAAGCCCTACAAGGTGCCGCGATGCCCGGTGTGCGGCGAGGAAACAGATACCCTGTACAAGAATATTTACGGCGAGACCGTTGGGTGCGATGGCTGCATCCGAACGGTGGACGCATGGGAGGAAAAGAAATGAGCTTGAGTTTGTATCACATTGACCAGGCGCTGGAGGCACTGATCGACCCGGAGACTGGGGAGCTGCTGGACTACGATGCTTTTGAGCAGCTGCAGATGGACAGGGAGCACAAGATCGAGAACATGGTGTGCTGGTCCAAGAGCCTGGACGCGGAGGCAAAGGCCATCAGGGACGAGGAAAAGGAATTGGCGGAGCGCCGCCGCACGATGGAGCGCAAGCGTGACAGGCTGCGGGACTACGTTGACCGGGCGCTGGACGGGCACCCCTTCCAGACGGCGAAGTGTTCCGTTACCTACCGCAAGAGTACGGCGGTGGAGATAACCAACATGGAGGAGCTGGTGCGGTGGTGCATGGACAACGGCTATGACGGCAAGGTGACGTATACCTCGCCCACGGTGGCCAAGAGCGACATTGCCCCGCTGCTGAAAGCCGGTGTTGCGGTGGACGGTGCGGAGATCGCCGAGCGGATGAACATGGGGGTGAAGTGATGGGACTGAACATATACGGAAAGCTGGCGGCGATCCAACGGGAGCTGAAGGCACCAAAGGGGCAGTACAACAGCTTTGCTAAGTACAATTACCGCAGTTGCGAGGACATTCTGGAGGCGGTAAAGCCGCTGTGCATCAAGAACAATGCCACGCTTATTTTGAATGACACGGTTCGTGAGATTTCCGGTCGGTTTTACGTTGTTGCTACGGCCACGCTTGCCGATCAGGAGAGCGACGGTGTTGTGGAAGCGGACGCATACGCCAGAGAGCCGCAGGACAAGAAGGGCATGGATGACAGCCAGATCACCGGCATGGCATCCAGCTACGCCAGGAAGTACGCGCTGAACGGCCTGTTCTGCATCGACGACACGAAGGACGCGGACACGGACGAGGCAAAGCGGCAGGAGCAGAAGCCTGTAAAAAATGGCACAATGGAGGTCATTTACTGCCAGGACTGCGGATTGCCTATCACCGCCACTACAAAGCGAGACGGCACCATCTGGGACAGCGCGGACATTGCCAAGTACAGCTCCGGGCGGCTGGGCAGGACGCTGTGTGCCAAGTGCATTAAGGCCGCGATGAAGAAGGAGAAGTAATATGCAGCAGGTGACAGTCGATGGCGCACGGTGGCAGCAGGACAGTGATGGCGCGTGGCTGGCGCTGCGTGTGAAGTCGCCGCAGACCGCTATGGACGTGTGCGACGCCATGAAGCCCGGCAAGGAGTACAACGTGACCATCAAGGGCAAAGGCCGGAGCCTGGACGCCAATGCCTATTGCTGGGTGCTGCTGGACAGGCTGGCGGCACACTACGGCATCTCCAAGCAAGAGGTGTACCGGCAGGAGATACGGAACATCGGCGGCGTGAGCGAGGTGCTTTGCCTGCGGGAAAAGGCGGCGGATGCGTTTTGTAAGGGCTGGGAGCGTAACGGTCTGGGCTGGATGGCCGACAAGGGCGCAAGCAAGCTAAAGGGCTGCGTGAACGTGACGGTATGGTACGGAAGCAGCACCTACGACACGGAGCAGATGTCGCGGCTGATAGACGCCATTGTGGAGGACTGTAAGGCGGTAGGTATTGAGACGATGACTCCGGCAGAGCTGGACGCGCTGGTGAGCCGGTGGGGAGAGGTGAGTACATGAACAAGCTGCACATACAGCCCTGCTGGACGTGCAGGAAGTGCTATGGCGGCTGCAGCTGGTCGATGAAAGACCCGGAGCCGGTTCCCGGATGGGACGCTACTCCTACGGTGAAGAGAAAGGGAGGACGCAAGGCGGGCATCATGCACAGCTACGCCATTCACAGCTGCCCGGAATACGAGTGGGACGGGACGGAGGAAGCGCATGGAGGGTAAGAGATGCTGGCGCTGTGGTGCTAACGGTGCGACAGATCCGCTGGACAGACACCACATTTTTGGAGCTTATAACCGCGGGAAAAGCGAGAAGTACGGCCTGGTGGTGTATTTGTGCCACAACAAATGCCACATCTTTGGTGAAAAGGCAGTTCACAACAATGCAGAGACAATGTTGAAGCTTCACCGTTTTGGACAGGTAAAGGCCATGCAGGAGCAGGGCTGGACGGAAGATGACTTCCGCAGAGAATTTGGGAAATCATATTTGTAAGGAGATTTGACATGATAAACAGAACGATTTTGCAGGGACGGCTCTGTGCGGATCCTGAGATGCGGAGAACCAACAACGGTACGGCGGTGTGCAGCTTCCGCGTGGCGTGGAGCGAGACGGTGAAAGACCGGGAGACAAAGCTGTTTCTGAACTGCGTGGCGTGGCAGGGCACGGCAGAGATGATCTGCAAATACTTCCGCAAGGGCAAGGAACTGGCGGTAGAGGGCAGACTGTCTACCCGCGAATACGACGACAGGGACGGCAACCGGCGCAGTGTGACGGAGATGACAGTCGATCGTGTCCACTTTTGCGGCAAGAACGAGGACGCGCAGGGCATGCCTCCCCGGACGGGCGGCAAGAGCCAGTTCGTGGAGATGGACGAGGACGACATGTCAGATCTGCCTTTCTAAGGGGGTGACGTGAATGGGCAAGATGCAGGAAGAGATCAAGGCATTGCGGCGGCAGAACACGCATTTGCAGAACGTGGTGCAGCGGCAGCGGCAGCACCTGTTAGAGCTGACCGGTGCCGTGCAGGACTACAGGAAGGCCATCACGGCGCACTATGTGGCCTGTGCCATTACCTTCGGAGAGAAACGGGAGGACTGCGACACGCTGTGGGGCTGGCATCTGGAGGTACCCGCTGACCTTGTGAGTAAGGCACTGGAGAACTACACAGGCGATGTGTGGTTGGACAAGGATCGCGGGGTGTACGTCATAGGCGTGATGCCGAAGGAGTGAGGCCGATGGGCAAGTGCTACGTGAAAGCCTACTATGACTGGATAGAGCAGACAGCGGCGCTGTCCGATGCAGAGCGAGGTCGTCTTTTTATTGCCATTCTGAAGTACGCGAGAACTGGTATCCCGCCGGAGTTGGAGGGCGCGGAAAGCATACTGTTTCCGGTGTTCCGGACGATGCTGGACAGGGACGATGAGCTTTCTGCTGAACGGTCAAGGAACGGGGCGAAAGGCGGAAAGCAAACTCAAGCAAGCGCAAGCAAAATCAAGCAAACCGAAGCAAACGCAAATGACCCAAAGCCTACTAAGACAAAGAAAGAAGACAAAGACAAAGACAAAGACTTATTCCCACCTGACGGTGGGAGCACGCGCGCGAAGCGCTTTACCCCACCCACACTGGCAGAGGTTCAGTCCTACGTGGCTGAACGCCATTCGGCGGTAGACCCGCAGGGCTTTATCGACTTCTACGAAGCGAAAGGCTGGATGGTTGGCAAGACCCCCATGAAAGACTGGAAAGCGGCTTGCCGAAATGCTGAGAAGTGGGAACGATGGGGACATGCCTCTGCTGCACCTGTCGGCAAAACCGACGGTGCACGTGATGCCTGGATGGGCAAGTACATCAAGGGGGCGAAGCCATGAACGCGGGCATCTGGGAAATTGCCACGGCGAAGCTGTGCGGACAGTGCATCCGGGACATGGAGGACGAGTACATCTTCTCCCCCATGTGGCGGCGGACGCTGGGCGGCACGTGCGAACGCTGCGGAGAGATGCGCATCGTCCATGAGGTGCAGTACACGATGAACAAACGAGGGCTGGAGAAAAGAGGGAAACTGAATGGGCCTGATGAGTAACGACCTGGCGCGGCTGTCCCCGGCGGCACAAAAGCAGGTCATGGAGAAGATGCGGAAACCGGGGAAGTACAAGGCGCAGAAGACCAAGCGCGGCAGGCTGACCTTCGACAGCAAGAAGGAAGCGGAGCGCTACGACGCGCTGATGCTGCTGCAAAAGGCCGGGGAGATACGGGGCCTCAAATTACAGGTGCGGTACTGCTTGCAAGAGGCGTACACGACGTTTGAGGGTGACCGGGTGAAAAGTATCGACTACATCGCGGACTTCGTGTACGAGCGCAGAACGGCTCCTGACAGCTACGGCCAGCGGTACTGGTTGCCGGTGGTGGAGGACGTGAAGGGGTATAAAGATCCGAGTAGCGCTGCGTATAGGGTGTTTTCCATGAAAGCAAAGCTGTTCCGCAGTAGGTACGGGTTTGCTATACGGGAGGTGTGACGTGGGCAAGCAGCAAGTGCAGCTATTTAACGACAATTTTCAAAACTTCAAGAAGTACAACATTCCCAAGGCACAGCTTGTAATTGCGGACATCCCATACAACATTGGAACAAACGCTTACGCAAGCAATCCTATGTGGTACAAAGGCGGAGATAACGCTAACGGAGAAAGCCGCCTTGCCAAGAAGTCATTTTTTAATTCAGACGGGAATTTCAAAATCGCGGAGTATATGCACTTTTGCTCCCGCCTTTTGAAAAAAGAGCCGAAAGCAACAGGCGAGGCACCGGCTATGATTGTCTTTTGCGCCTTTGAGCAGATGCAGACGGTTATCAACTATGGCAAGCGGTACGGTTTTATGAAGTCCTATCCCCTGTTTTTCATTAAGAATTATTCCGCGCAGGTTCTCAAGGCAAATATGCGTATTGTCGGCGCGACAGAGTTTGCCGTGGTGCTGTATCGGGACAAACTGCCAAAGTTCCGCAACACGGATATGTACGGAGAAAAAAGAATGGTTTTCAACTGGCAGGAGTGGGGGCGCGACGGGAAAGACATTCCAAAGATCCATCCAACCCAAAAGCCGGTTGTGCTGCTAAAACGGTTAATCGGCATATTCACAGACCCCGGTGATGTGGTCATTGACCCATGCGCCGGAAGCGGGTCTACGCTGCGTGCTTGTATGGAAACGGGACGGCGTGGCTACGGATTTGAGATCAGCCGGGACTTTTGCCAGAAGGCGCAGGAGCAAATGCTTGTACTGCAGGACGAAAACCAAGTGTCACTGTGGGGGAATTGAAACATGGGCAAGCAGCATTTAAGCAGGGACGACCGCATCTTTATGCGTGGCAAGCTGCAAGGCACACGGGAGAACATGGACATGGTGGCGATGGTGCTGATGGACAAATGCGGCTGGCACGTCCAAGAGGAGACAGCGGACAGCCGTGACACGCAGAGCATCGCGTACCTGTATGAGTGCCTGGAAAAACTGGCGGAGGAAATAAACGAGGGCCGCATCAAGCGGAAGCACATCAAGGACGTGCTGAAGGACGAGTGCGGCGTGGTGTTTGGAGATTAGGAGAAATGACATGACAAAGAAAATTCTTGATGCCACCTGCGGATCTCGGACGATATGGTTTAACAAAAGCCATCCTGCCGCAATCTACTGCGATGCTCGGGACGAGGAATATACGGGTATTTGGAAAAGCACAAACCGCAGTTCTGAACGAACCTGCATCGTGCATCCTGACGTGCTGTGCGACTTCACAGATCTGCCGTTCCCTGATAATTCTTTTGCGCTGGTCGTATTCGACCCGCCGCACCTTCGCCGCATTGGAGAAAATGCGTGGATGCGGAAGAAGTACGGACAGCTCGGAGAGAACTGGCGCGAAATGCTGCATGACGGATTTCAAGAGTGTATGCGCGTATTGAAGCCTGACGGTGTACTGATTTTCAAATGGGCTGAAACTCAGATACCAGCCGCAGATGTGTGGGCAGCAATCGGAGAACGCCCGCTTTTCGGGCATCATAGCGGAAAGAAGTCACAGACATTTTGGGGATGTTTTATGAAACTTATGGAGGAATGACATGACAAGAGATGAGATCGTGACCGCGCTGCGGTGCTGCGCAGAACCGGGGCGAGACTGCGAAGAAGATTGCCCAATGAACGAGATAAGCCGTGAACCATGTCGTGAAGTATTGGCTCCGGCCGCCGCTGACCTGATCGAGAACCAGCAGCGGCACATCGAGGCACTGATGAAAGCCAACGACAGCCTGAAGGACGCCATTGCACGGCGGGATAAGCAGATAGAGGACATGAAGCAGGGCATGGCACAGCTGGCAAAGGCTGTGGCGGTGAAGGAGGAGCAGGACAATGGTTAAGCAGTTTTGTGATATTTGCGGAGAAGAGATTGAAAGCTCAAATGAAGGAAGCATGTTTAAGCTCAAAAAGCGCGAATACAGTTTCACCGAGAGTTGGTGGGAAAGGCTGAACGTCCACAACTGGTGCTGGGCGTGCCTTTGCCAGAAGATCAAGGAGGCGCGGGATGGACAGACTGACTAAATACACTGCGGAGTTGAGAAAAAGACTAATTGATCTGCGTGACGAATTAGAAACTGCTTACAACAGCATTTCGCAGCTGGATGCTTCCAACAGTAGTTTGATGGACACAAACGAGAAGCTGGCGGCAGACCGAAAAGCTCTTATCAACGAGCTATGCCGATACTGCGGGAAGTACAAACAAGCACACGAGGGCGCCTGTGACGGGTGCAAATGGAGGGATATGTGATGGAACGACTGACTGAAAAGCACCATCTTGGCACCGACCATTACATGAAGTGTTCCGGTAACTGCAATGTGGACATGGATTGCATAGATTGCCCATCGTTTGACCGTCTGGTTGAACGCCTTGCCGCCTATGAGGACAGCGGGCTGACGCCGGATGAGTTCCACGCCTATTGGGTGTTTTTGGAGGACTTGATTGGTGAGCAGAAAGTCGGCGAGGCACTGGACAACTTCCGACAGCTGGTCAAAGCCGACAAAGACGGTCGGCTGGTGGTGCTGCCGTGCAAGGTGGGCGATAGGCTTTACGAAGTAACGGGTCGAAAAACGATCAGTGTGTATAAAGTTAAAGCCATCCGCGTGGAATTGTTCAGTTTGTTTATCGAGTGGGACATTGTAGAAGGGTTTGTTTGGCAATCGCTGTCAGGTATAAACGCCGGAGAAATCGGTAAGACCGTATTCCTGACCCGCGAGGAGGCGGAGAAAGCATTGGAGGCGATGAAGGATGGCAACGGTTAAGTGTTCGCTGGGCAAGCGCGGGCACCCGTCCCACGAATGGAACGACGGTGAAAAAGACCGCATCTACTGTCTCGGATGGGTTGACCCCATGACGGATTACCCGATACCGGAATGCTTGGCTTGCCCAGATTTTGTCAACAAGGCGCAGGATGACTTAGAGGCGTTTTATGGGAGGGCTGAAAATGGCGACAAAGAGAGTGTGTGACCGATGCGGAGCGGAGATCAACCCGCCCATCTACGTCACCTATGCCGGTATGCGGCGGATTAAGAACGACATAAACGACAACGACTACGAGCTGTGTGTTTCGTGCGCGCACAAACTGCGGAAGTGGTTTAATGGGGAGGAGAAGGACAATGGCTGAATACATTGAGCGGGAAGCTGTTGAAAAGTTTATCGAGGATGGGCTGAACAACCAGGATGTAGCCAAGAGATTTGGACATGATGCCATTGAAATCATGGCGGAAGTGCATTATATGCCCGCTGCTGACGTGGCCCCGGTGGTGCATGGGCGGTGGGTAACGCACTACCGAAGCGGAACGCCTGTTGCCGAGGGGTATGTATCAACGTGCTGCGATATGTGGAACAACCACAAGCGCAACTACTGCCCCAGCTGCGGCGCGAAGATGGACGGGAGGAATAGTTGATGGTTAAAGTGTTCTGTGATATGTGCGGGCGCGAGATTGACTACGAGGTTGACGGCGTGAATCTGGATTTCAATCACTATGGCGTTGTGAATTTTAAGACACCATTTTCTGCGGAGAAACAACTGTGCCTCTGCTGCGCGGCCAGAGTCTGCAACTTTGTGGAGAACTCCGCGAAGATGGATGGAGGTGACAACGATGAGGCTGATTGATGGTGACAAACTGCAAGAGTTTCCCATTCGGGCAAACCATTGTGACAAAGAACACGCCAACACGCATTTCATCAACGGTATCGAGTCGGTGATGGAGTATGCAGAGCAGCTCCCCACCGTAGACGCAGAGGTCGTGGTGCGCTGTAAGGACTGCTATCAATCAGTGGTGATCGGAAATGTCCTGCACTGCACCTATTGGAGCAAGGACACGGACGAAAACGGATATTGCCACGAGGGAGGATAAGCCAATGGCTGAATATATTGAACGAGCAGCGGCAGTAAAATCTGTTTTGCGGATGCGTAGACCGGAGAACAGTGTGGCTCAAAATAGGATGCTGTCGATTATCCAGATGGATATGTTGAAACTTCCCGCCGCTGATGTTACCCCGGTGGTGCATGGGGTGTGGGTGTGTGTGAATAAAATAGACCCTATTAGTGGATATAGGTGCTCGAAGTGCAGGCGTAGAGTGGGGTTTGACCTCACTCCTTATTGCCCTAATTGTGGCGCGAAAATGGACGGAGGTGACAACGATGCGGCTGATTGATGGCGACGATCTATGGGAACGGCTTGATAACGAGCCGTGGTTTGATAATGCAGATAGAGACGAGATTGCTTTGCCCATTGTGAGCGCGGCGCCCACCGTAGACGCAGAGGTCGTGGTGCGGTGCAAGGACTGTCTGAAGTTCAAAACATACGCTTGCCGGATGGTTGCCAGCGGGTATGACGATTTCTGCTCCTACGGCGAACGAAAGGACGGGGCAGATGCAAAAGGGTGACACGATCCGGGCGAGGTTTATGACGCTGCCAGACTTATTCCCCGGTAAGGGGTGCGAAGAAAAGAAATTCCCTATCCGCAAGGGCACGGTGGTGTATGTGCATCCGAAGGGGCGGTACATCGTGGCGGAGTGCGGCGGGGTGCGGGAGACGTTCTTCCCGGAGGATATTATACAGTGCGACCTGCCAGGCCCTCCGCCGATGGAGTATGACCTAAAAGAAGCGTTGGTTACGCTGACGGAGGTGGACAAGAAGATCATGACCGCATTGGGGAGGAGGTGCTGACATGAGCGAATTCCCGGAACGGCTGAGAAAGCTGCGGGAGAAAAAGAGACTGAAGCGGTATGTGCTGTCGGAGCGCTGCGGGCTGAATTCGGATGCCATACGGCGGTATGAGCTGGGGACGGCGAAGCCGACGATGGATGCGCTGAAGAGCATAGCGGATGAATTTGGTGTGTCGGTGGATTATCTGATGGGCAGGACGGACTATCCCTGCGTAGTAGATATTTCCGAAAAATAAATTTTGAAAATTCCACTTAAAAGTGGAAAAATTGAAAAAACGCATTTTATCATGGGAGATGCAGGGGCAAACTCTGCATCTCCATTCTTTTTTTCTTTTCCCCCTTCTTTTCCTGATGGGCGGGGCTTCGGCTCCGCCCGGAGGGAGCAATATGCAGGCAGAAGCTGGGTGGATACAGCTCCGATATGAAGAATTTTCGGGTTCGCAAGTTCAAATCTTGCTGTCTGCACCATAGGCGTGACCTCTTGCCTCGCAGCCGCACGGAGCGTAAGCCTGCGAAAGTGGTCTTTCCTGTGCGCTGTACGAAAGCGGCAGGACGAAGTAATTTATGTATTGGCTGGCACCGGCTTTGTAAAGATGAACGGATGCGACCGACGTACCGGCGCAGGGCTGAAAAGTTCCGTGGTTGGTTTGGGTACCACCGTGTTTGAGAGAAATCCGAGGCGTGGATGTGGTGTGGTGGCGGTTGTCTTAGGACAAAGCCGCTGTGTAGGATAGTATTGATGCGTGGTGGTACCCGACCGATTGTGTAAAACAACAGGCGATGCGCTGGCAGACCGCTGTATGGGATGCGTCTCAAATAGTCTGCTTACTGCAAAGGATTTCGCCGTGGTGGATGCTATGTATGCTTGCGGGGCACATAGCTCACGGCGGGAACATATTAGGTGAGGCGAAAGCCGGGTACAGACGTGCCAACGACAAAGGCCAGTGGTGGGAGGCCGGTGCGTCAGACAAAACGAGGTGATAACATGGCTGCGAGACTGACAGACCGGCAGAAAAAGAAAATACTGGCGGATTATCTGGAAAGCGGCAGCTATCGCGCCACGGCAAGGAAAAACAACGTAAACCCTACCACGGTAAAGCGCGTTGTTGAAGCAAGCGACGACTTTGAACAAAAAGCCGCGGAGAAAAAAGCACAGAACACGGCAGACATTCTGGCGTATATGGAGAGCCAGCGGGATGTGGTGTGCCAGATCATCGGAAATGGGCTGGCGGTGCTGAATGACCCGGCAAAGCTGGCGGAGGCCACGCCCAGCCAGATCACCACGGCGATAGGTACGCTGATCGACAAGTGGACCATGATGAACAAGGCATCGGACAATGGCGAGAGCGGCGTGGTGCTGATGCCGGAGGTCAGGGATGAGTAGCGTGGTATGGCGGCCGCAGGAGCGGCAGGCCATATTTATGGCGCGGCCGGAGTATGAGGCGCTGTACGGCGGTGCGGCCGGCGGCGGCAAGAGCGACGCACTGGTCATCGAGGCGCTGCGGCAGGTGCATATCCCTTGGTACAAGGCGCTGATCTTGCGAAAGACGTTCCCGCAGCTGCGGGAGCTGATCGACAAGACGCTGAACTACTACCCACGGGTATACCCAAAGGCCAGGTACAACGGCAGCAGCCACACATGGCGGTTTCCCTCCGGGGCGCAGATCGTGTTCGGCAGCATGAACCGGCCGCAGGACAAGATACAGTACCAGGGGCAGGCCTATGACTTTATCGCCTTTGACGAGCTGACGCACTTTACGCAGGAGGAATACGAATACCTGAAATCCCGAAACCGGCCTAACGGACCGGGGACGCGGGTGTATATGCGCTCCACGGCCAACCCCGGCGGCGTAGGCCACGGGTGGGTGAAGGAGCGCTTCATCACGGCGGCGGCGCCGATGCAGACCATCACGGAGGAGGCCGCGTGGTACACGCCGGACGGCAGGAGGCACATAGGGCAGCAGAAGCGGATCTTCGTGCCGTCCTCGGTATTTGACAACAAGATACTGATGGAAAACGACCCCATGTACGTCCAGCGGCTGGCCAGCATGCCGGAGGCGGAGCGGAACGCCCTGCTGTACGGCAACTGGGACAGCTTCGAGGGACAGGTGTTCACGGAGTGGCGCAACGACAGCGAGCACTATATGGACCGGAAGAACACCCACGTGATCGCGCCGTTCCGGGTGCCGGAGGACTGGGTGATCTGGTGCGGACTGGACTGGGGCTATTCCCGGCCCTTTTCCGTGGGGTGGTACGCCGTGGACCGCAACAGGCGGATGTACCATATACGGGAGCTATACGGCTGCACGGGAACACCAAACCGGGGCGTGATGTGGGAGCCAACAAAGGTGGCGCAGGAGATACGGAGGATCGAGGACGAGGATCCCAACCTGAAGGGGAAGCAGATACACCGGGTGGGAGATCCGGCCATCTGGCAGAGCGACGGCACGGAGAGCGTGGGCGCGCTGATGGAGCGGCAGCGGGTGTACTTCGAGAAGGGTGACCACGCGCGGATCAACGGCAAGATGCAGGTGCATCACCGGCTGGCCTTTGACGAGGATGGAGTGCCCATGCTGTATGTGTTCAGCACCTGCAAGCATTTTATACGGACGGTGCCGAACCTGGTCTATGACCAGACGGACGTGGAGGACATCGACACCGACGGCGAGGACCACATCTATGACCAGCTGCGGTATGTGTGCATGCGCAATCCCATAGGGCCGCGGGAGGAATACAGGACGGTGGAGCGGCCGTATTCCCCGCTGGAGACAGAGGACGAGTACAGGCCCAGCCGGTACGCATTTTATCAAGTGTATTAAGGAGGAGCGCATGGAGAGATACGGTATCCCCGGCATCGTACCGGAGGAGCAGGACATGGCGCCGGAGATGGCGGCCATGCTGCTGCAGCGGACAGAGCAGACGCCCACCATCACGGACCGGGACGTGGAGCGGGGCATCGACCTGCTGACGAAGTACAAGGACGGAAAGAGCAACCTGGAAAACCGCATCGTCAACGACGAGCTGTGGTGGGAGCTGCGGCACTGGGAGGGCATCGGTCAGAGCAAGGCAAAGCGGGTGGACAAGAGCGGCAAGGAGGTCACGTCTACGCCGCCGGAGCCCAAGCCGTCCTCCGCGTGGCTGTTCAACACCATTCAGAACAAGCACGCCGACGCGATGGACAACTACCCGGAGCCGGTGGTATTGCCCCGGGAGCGCAGCGATGAGCAGAGCGCCAAGACGCTGAGCCAGATATTGCCGGTGGTGCAGGAGTACAACCACTTCGAGCAGGTGTACTCCGACAACTGGTGGGAGAAGCTGAAGCACGGCACGGCGGTGTACGGCATCTTCTGGGACCCGCAGAAGGACAATGGACTGGGCGACATCGAGATCAGGGACATCGACCTGCTGAAGCTGTTTTGGGAGCCGGGCATCACGGACATCCAGAAGAGCCGGAACCTGTTTATCGTAGACCTGGTGGACAACGACCTGCTGGACAGCGAGTACCCGCAGCTGAAGGGTAAGCAAAAGGGCAAGGTCGTGGACGTGAAGGAGTACATCTACGACGACAACGTGGACACCAGCGACAAGAGCGTGGTGGTGGACTGGTATTACAAGGTCAAGACACCGGATGGCAGGACGGCGCTGCACTACATCAAATTCGTGGGCTCCACCCTGCTGTATGCCAGCGAGAACGACCCGGAGTACCGGGAGCGGGGCTTTTATGACCACGGTATGTACCCGGTGGTGCTGGACGTGATGTACCCGGAGAAAGGCACGCCCATCGGCTTCGGCTATGTGGCTATCTGCAAGGACCCGCAGCTGTATATCGACAAGCTGAGCGCCAACATCCTGGAGAACGCCATGATGGCCACGAAAAAGCGTTTCTTTGTCAGCGACACCACGGCCATCAACGAGCAGGAGTTTTTGGACTGGAACCGGCCGCTGGTGCATGTGAACGGACCGCTGGACGACGGGCGCATTCAGGAGATCGTGACGCAGCCGCTTTCTGACATCTATGTGACTGTGGCGCAGATGAAGATCGAGGAGATGAAGGACACGGCGGCCAACCGTGACGTGAACTCCGGCGGTACCACCAACGTGACCGCGGCGGCGGCCATTGCAGCACTGCAGGAGGCGGGCAACAAGGCCAGCCGGGACATGATCGCCGCCAGCTATCGGGCGTATACGCAGATCAATACCCTGTGCGTGGAGCTGATGCGGCAGTTTTACGACCTGAGCCGCAGCTTCCGCATTACAGGTGAGGGCAGCGAGTACCAGTTTATCGACTTCGACAACACTGGCTTGCAGGACCAGGTGACCGGACTGGATACGATGGGCAATCCCATGTTCCGCCGGCCGGTGTTCGATTTGAAGATCAAGGCGCAGAAGAAAAACCCCTTTAGCCGCATGGAGCAGAACGAGCGGGCCAAGGAGCTGTACGCAATGGGCTTCTTCGCGCCGGAGAACGCACAGGCCAGCTTGATCGCGCTGGACATGATGGACTTTGAGGGCATACAGACGGTGAAGGAGAAGGTCATGCAGGGGCAAACGCTTTTGAACATGGTGATGCAGATGAGCCAGCAGCTGGCAGCGATCACCGGCGTTCTCATGCCCCAGGAGGAGACGCAGTCAGGCGGAGGCACCAATACCGCAGAGAGCGGCGGAGGCGGCGGGAACGGCCTTGCAAGCGGCATCATGGAGGCGCAGACGCCCATGACCGGGTACGGGCAGGCGCTTGCCAAGCGGAGCACACCCAGCGTATGACAGAGGTAACGCTGCACCGCGGGGACAGCTGCTCCGTCAGGTGCAGGGGACACGCCACGGGCGCACCGGACGTGTGTGCGGCGGTAAGCTGCCTCATGTACACGGCGGCGGGGTGGCTGCACAACACGCAGGAGGCGGAACTGGTGTATGAAAAGCTGGACAGCGGGGATGCGTACCTGCGCTGGCACGGCGGAGAATGGCTGTATGACCTGCTGAAGATCGGCTTTTTGCAGCTGGAAAAGGCGGCGCCGAAAAAAATTTCTGTAAAATTTTGAAAATTCCACTTTTAAGTGGAAAATTCAGAAAAAGCAATGGTACCGTGGGAGGTGCAGAGGCGAACTCTGTACCTCCCTTTTGTTCCGGGCGGCGGGGCGGCGGTTATGAGACACCGCTTCGCCGCAGGAACGGGGACGCCACACGGGAGCGACATGCCCGCGCATTTTTAGGAGGACAAGATATGTACCTTTTTGACATGAGCCTTTGCCTGTTTGACGGCGAGGGCGGCGGGGCGGCAGCTCCCGCAGCACAGGGCGAAACACAAGCGAGCACTGGTACCACCCGCCAGGGCAAAACGGGCGCACTGAGCGACGTGAAGTACGGCAAGCAGCCGGAGAGCGAAGCACAGACGGAGCAGCAGCCTGACGCCGGGGCTGAGGAGAAGGTAAAGGACGTGGAGACCACGTCCGACGCGCTGGAGGCTAAGAAAAAGGCTTTCAGGGAGTTGATCAACGGGGAGTACAAGGACCTGTACACCCAGGAAACGCAGCGGATGATCGACCGGCGCTTCAAGGAGGCGCGGGAGAACGAGAAGCGGATGAAGTCCTACCAGCCGGTGCTGGATACGCTGATGGAGCGCTACGGCATCGACGACGGGGACGCCGCGCGGCTGCTGGAGGCCGTGGACAACGACCACGCCTACTGGAGCGAGGCCGCCGAGGAGGCGGGCATGAGCGAGGAGCAGTACAAGGAGTTCCGCCGGCTGAAGCGGGAGAACGCCGAGCTGCTGCGGAGCCAGCAGGAACAGCAGCAGAACGAGTTTTTCCGGGCGCAGGGCGAGAAGTGGTACAAGGAAGCGGAGGCCATGAAGGGCAACCCCCTGTACCAGGGCTTCGACCTGATGCAGGAGCTGCAGAACCAGGAGTTTCTGAGCCTGCTGAAGGCCGGGACACCGGTGGAGCACGCCTACCGCGTGCTGCACTTCGATGAGCTGATGGGCAGCGCGGTACAGGCCGCGGCCGCCAGCACGGAAAAGAAGGTGGCAGACTCCGTCCGCGCAAAGGGCAATCGTCCCAACGAAAACGGCACCAACTCCAACAGCGCGTTCGTAACAAAGACAGATCCTTCAAAGCTGACAAGGGCAGACTTTGAAGAGATCGAGCGGAGAGTGGCAAGAGGCGAACGCATTTCGTTCTGATCCCTCACGGCTCCGCTGCGATATGCTGAAAGGAGCTATGAAACTATGATGAATACCATTTGTGACCTGTACCTGATGCCGGTGGTGCTGAACCTGTTTGACGGCAACACCAACACCACCCTGGACGCCGGTTTGTCCGACGAGATGAAGACGTATTACTCTATGCGTCTTATCAATCTGGCCGAGCCGGAGCTGATCCATGACCAGTTTGGCCAGAAGCATCCCATCCCCAAGAACAGCGGCAAGACCATCGAGTTCCGCAAGTACGACAGCCTGCCCAAGGCGCTGGTGCCCCTGACCGAAGGTGTGACCCCCGCCGGCCAGAAGCTGAGCATGGGCGTCATCCGTGCGACCATCAAGCAGTACGGCGGTTACATCGAGCTGTCCGACATCCTGGAGCTGACCGCTATTGACAACAACCTGGTGCAGGCCACCCGTCTGCTTGCCTCTCAGGCCGGCCGTACCTCCGACACCATCACCCGCGAGGTGCTGGCAGGCGGCACCAACGTGGTGTATGCCGGCGGCGCCAAGGACAGAAGCGAGCTGGTGGGCGGCGACGCCACTGAGGCGAACAACAAGTACCTGAGCGTGGACGACATCCGCAAGGCCGTCCGTGCGCTGAAGGTCATGAACGCCCAGAAGATCAACGGCTATTTCGCGGGTATCATTCACCCCGACACCGCCTATGACCTGATGAGCGACAAGAAGTGGGTGGACGTGAAGACCTACTCTGATCCCGACGGTATTTATGAGGGCGAGATCGGCAAGATCGAGGGCGTCCGTTTCGTGGAGACCACCGAGGCAAAGATCTTCCACGCCCCCGATTTGGTGATCGCCGACGGCAGCAACGCCGCTGTGCGTGACCTGACCGTCAAGAGCGCGTCCGGCAAGGTCATCACCGTCACCGAGGCCCTGAGCACCAACCAGGCTGCCGCGCTGACCGGCCGCGAGATCCTGGTTGGCAGCGAGCTGATGGAGGTGGCGTCCGCGGCCGCAGGTGCTGCCGGTGCCGCTACCATCACCGTGAAGGACAGCCCCGCAACCACGCCTGCCGCGTCTACCGTGATCTATCCCGGTGAGGGCGGCGCAAAGGGCCGCGACGTGTATTCCACCCTGATCGTGGGCGCCGACGCCTACGGCGTGACCGAGCTGGAGGGCGGCGGTCTGCAGCACATCGTGAAGCAGCTGGGCTCCTCCGGCACCGCTGACCCGCTGAACCAGCGCGCCACCGCCGGCTGGAAGCTGACCAAGGTGGCCGAGCGACTGGTGGAGCAGTACATGGTGCGTATCGAGTCCGCCTCTACCTTTGAGAGCGGCCTGATGAACTAACACACAAGCGGAGGGGGCATTGTCCCCCTCCGCCCCGGACATGAGGAGTGATAAACATGGCAGAAAAGAAGCAGAGAACGCCTGAAGAAATGGAACAGGCATTGGCCGCGGCCAACAAAGCGCTGGAGCAGGCCAAGAGGGAGGCGGAGGACGCCAAGGAAGCCGCAAAGGCCGCCGAGGAGGTCATGCGTGGCATGTCTGTCAGAGAGGCGGACGACGGCATGGTATCGTTCTACGCCTTCAAGGACGATGACAAATACAAGGACGACATCGTGGTGGGGCTGAACGGCAAGGTGTACCGCATCCAGCGTGGAAAGCACGTCCGTATCCCGCGGCCGGTATACAACATCATCCGCCGGTCGATGGCACAGGACGCGGCCACAGCGGAGATGCTGGAGGAAAAGGCCCGGGAGTATGAGGCGGTCAAGCAGCAGCTGAACTGACAACTGCATACCACCGCGAGACTCAAAAACGGCTGTGACACGGCGCAGCAAGCGGAGAAGGACGCTATCCTTCCGGCTTGCTGTGCCGTTTTTCACGGCAGAAAGGAGCGGACATGACGAGGACGATCCCTCTGAAAATCCAGAACGAATATATCACCGGCGACAAGTGTATGATCGGCGCTGCCGGGAGCCACAACGATGTTATTCTCCGCATGGAGTTCTCCGGCATGTGGGACGGCCTGACAAAAATGGTGCAGTTCCGCGATGCGCTGGGGAAGGCCACGATAGAGGTGCTTCTGACCGCTGACATGCTGGAGGCGGACGATACCAGCGTGTATCTTGTGCCGGTGCCAAACGGGGCCAAAAAGTACGCCGGTGAAATGACGCTGTGCGTCAAGGGCGCTGCGGTGGCCGGGGAAAAAGAGACACGGGCCACCACGGCGGTGTACGGGCGGTTCACCGTGGGCGAGAGCAAGTGGGACACCAGTGCGGATACGGAGCAGGACGTGCCGCCCACGCAGGCGGAGCAGCTGCAGAGCCAGATCGAAAACGTGCTTGCCACCATCGTGGACGCGCGAAAGGCGGCGACGGAGGCGGCGGCATCGGCGCAGAGCGCGGCAGAAAGTGCGGAGACCGCCACGGCGGCAGCCGGAAGCATAGGTAATTCTGTGACGGCGGCGGCAAAAAGCGCAGCGGCGGCAGCGGCCAGCGAAAAAAGCGCGGAATACTGGGCCGGACAGGCACAGCAGGCCGCTGGCGGCGGTGTGGTGAGCTTCAACGGACGCGCAGGAAGCGTTGTACCGCAGGCGGGAGATTACGACAAGGAAATGGTCGGACTGGGCAACGTGGACAACACCAGCGACCTTGCAAAGCCCATTTCCGAGGCCACGCAGACGGCATTGAACGCCAAAGTCGAAAAATCAAGCATAGTTACCGCCACACTGCTGTCCACAGGCTGGACAGGTGACGCGGCACCGTACAGCTACGCGCTTGCAGTAAGCGGTGTGACGGCCACCAGCAATCAGGAGGTCTTGCCTGCGTTGAACATCACGGCAGAGCAGTTGAAAGCCTTGCAGAGCGCAAACATTCAGGACGGCGGACAGGCGGCAAATACCATGACGCTGAAAGCTTACGGTGACAAGCCGACTATTGACCTGCCTATCCGCGTGATAAAGAGAGGTGACTGAGCATGGCGAATATTATGAGGATTGGCGGGGGCGGTGGTAGCAAGGGCGGCGAGGTCATCGTGAATACAGACGCAGGGGCTACCGTTACCGCTACCACCACAGGCACCACAATAACCGCTGTAGCGGACGCGGAAGGGATAGCCGAGCTGAAGCTATCTAAGGTAGGCACCTGGACCATACAGGCCTCTAAGGACGGCCTGGTGGGCCCGGCAAAAATCTACACTGTGCCTCCGGTTTTCTTCTTGCCTGTGGTCGCCGTAGCTAACACTGCCCCCACCGGCGGGGTGACCTACAAAGAAGGCCTGGAGGGTGTTACTCCGGAGCTGATGCATGTTTACGGAGAAGCTATCTCCAACAACAACTCCATCAACAACACCACGAATGCCGTATGGCTGAACTGCGGCGCAGAAAGCCGGAAAATCAGCATTGGGGACACTATGCCTTTGTCCATTAACGGCAGTGAGTGGGCGGTGCAGGTAATCAGCTTCAACACCGACGACATGGCGGACCCGGGCGAATATCGCTCTACGAAAACGGGCAAGTGCGGCATGACGCTGGATACGGTGCTATCTATTGCCGATGCCCGGATGAACCCCACCAACACAAATTCCGGCGGCTGGGCCAATACAGAGATGCGCAATACCACGATCTCTGCGATGCTTGCCACCATCCCGACAGAGTGGCAAGAGGTCATGCTGACGCGGAAGCTGGCAAATAATCTCGGCACAACGCCTACTCTGGACAAGCTGGCCCTGCACAGTCAGGCGGGAGTGACTGTTACAGGCGCTGTTGCTTACCGGCTCTATGGTAGGGGTGGCAGTGCCCCGTTTATTAAGAAAAACGCGAGCGGGAACGCGGTGTACTGGTGGCTTCGGGACGCCAACACCGGCGACTCCGGTTGCTTCTACTTTGTCAGCACCAGCGGCAGTCTCGGCAGCTACTACGCCAGCAACGTGCGTGGCGTTTCCCCCGGCTTCGCATTTTAATCGAAAATCATCACAAGGCCATCCGCCCCTTAGATGGGGCGGTGGCAGAAAGGAAAGGTCATGTCCGTACCGAAAAGCCAAAGAGGCGAGTCACCTATGCAGTTTATACAGACGGCCCGGGAGCTGAAGCAGCACACCCTGACGGTGGTAAAAAAGTGCCCCAAGCGGCTGCAATTCTTTTTGCTGGGCCCCATCTACGAGGAGGCGCGAGAGGTGCTGCACAGCGTAAAGGCAGCCAACAACACCTATGTGCATAACGCCCATGAGGCGCAGATACGCGCCGACTATATGGGGCGGGCCAATGTGGCGCTTCAAAACCTGGCGGATGATTTGGAGGACTTGTATGAAGAGCTTTTGCAGGGCGAGAAGGCGCGGTATAAGTGGGTGCCTCACGCCATGCAGAAGCACGGCGAGCTGATCAGCGCGGAGGCAAAGCTAATCGGAAAGGTACGGAAAGGCGATAGGGAACGGTATAAGGGGCTATCGTAGCCCTTTATATAGGGCAGGCGCTATATCTGTGCGGCGGTGGTGTCGGCAGTGGGGCGGTGTACTGGTGGCTTCGGGACGCCAACACCGGCAACTCCAGAAACTTCTACAATGTCAGCACCAGCGGCAGTCTCAACAACAACAACGCCAGCAACTTGCGTGGCGTTTCCCCCGGATTCGCTCTACCTTAGGTAGGACTTAGTAAGCAGGTTTGCTGAAAACGACGCCTTGAGCGAAGGAGCGCCTGACCCGTTAAACTCGCCGCCGATGCCTCGCCGCCGGACGCTTGTGTGCATGGCCGGGGATGTGCGGTACCCGGTTGCATGGCGGCGACTACGCAGTTAGAACCCGCACCCGACAATAAGACTGTACGGAGGCGCAAAAATGAGCAACGAGGAGCGGCGGGAGGCGCGGTATCAGCGCCGGAGGGCCGAAAGAGAGAAAAGAACCAGCGAACGGAGCCGCGCTTGTGGCAATTTCGAGGAGGTATTCAGTTTTCTACACCTGTGGAAATCCGCAAAGAAGTGCTGCCGAGGTGTACGGTGGAAAGCCAGCACCCAAAATTTGATGGATAATATGCTGACAAGGGTGGCGGACATACATACGGATATTTTAGCCGGGACCTTCAAGCATCGCGGATTTCACGAGTTTACGGTGCATGAGCGAGGCAAGGCGAGGCGCATCCGGGCGGTGCATATCACGGAACGGGTGGTACAAAAGTGCCTTTGCGACTTCGTCTTGACGCCGATCTACCGAGCGACCTTCGTTTACGACAATTCGGCATCTTTGAGCGGCAAGGGCATGGACTTTGCCATGCGGCGCTATAAACAACAGGTTTCCCGGCAGGCAAGACGGGGTGGGTATGTGCTGCGGTATGACTTCAGAAAATTTTTCGATACCGCGCCTCATGCGCCGATTTTTGAAGCCAACCGCCGGCTATTCCATGACCAGCGTATTGCCGAGGAAGTAAACCGCTTCATCCGGGATTTTGGCCCGGCGGGGCTGGGGCTGGGAAGCCAAGTATCGCAGATATGCGCCCTGCTGCTGGCATCACCTATCGACCACCTGTGCCGGGACAAGCTGCGGCTGAAGGGCTACGGGAGGTACAACGATGACGGCTACGCCATGCACGATGAGCTGCCTTACCTGCAAATGTGCCTGGAGAAAATCCGGGCGGCGACGGAGCAAATCGGCCTACGGCTCAATGAGGGGAAAACCGGCATATCCCCTGTGGAGAAATCCGTGTTTTTGAAGTGCCGCTACCACACAAGGCCGAGCGGCGGCGTGAAAATGCGCATGGGGAGAGATGCCACTGTACGATTTAGGAAAAAGCTGCCGAAGCTGCAACGGATGGTGGAGACGGGGAAGATGACTCTCGCGGATGTGCGGCCTGTATGGGCGGCCTACTTTGGGCATATGTCAAGGGGAAACAGCCGCCGAGCCATTTGCGCGTCGGCACGGATTTTCCGGGAGACATTCGGCTTTTGGCCAGACAAGGAGGGATGGACGAGTGCACTCACAGGAGCTGGTGGAGCGCCTGGCGGAAATTGCCGGCGAGCTATTGGACATCTGCCAGAAGCAGGCGCTTGTCATAGCCCAGCACGAAGCAGTTGACAGCATTGAATTAAAGAGAGAAAGGAGCCGATGCGATGGCGATTGTACAGCAGATCGTCCTTCCGCTGGCGGTGGCAATCCTCACCAGCGGCGGACTATGGGCGCTGGTAGGGAAGCGGCAGGAAAAAAATAACGCCGAGCGGCAGATGCTGGTAGGGCTTGCCCACGACCGCATTGTCCACCTTGGCATGGTGTATGTGGCAAGGGGCTATGTGACACAGGACGAATACGAAAATCTCAACGACTATTTGTACACGCCCTACGAGAAAATGGGCGGAAACGGCAGCGCCGCCCGGGTGATGCAAGAGGTCAGAAAGCTGCCGATCCGGAAGGCATAACACAACACTTTGGACAGCGGCAAAAGCCGCAGAAAGGAAAGGTAAACTATGGACATCAATACTATCGGAGTAGCAACTGTTGCAGCTATCATCGTGATCTGCTATCTGATCGGCATGATCGTGAAGGCAACGGCGCTGGACAACAAGTGGATCCCCATCATCTGCGGCGTGTGCGGCGGCATCATCGGTGCGCTGGCGCTGGCGTTCCACATGCCGGATTTTCCTGCCGAGGACTACTTTACGGCGGTCGCCGTGGGCATTATGTCCGGACTGACCGCAACGGGCGTCAATCAGGTGTTTAAGCAGATGAAGTCTACCAACGACGAGGAGGCCATGTAAATGGCCGCGCCGAAGGTATACCTGTCCCCGGCTATGCACAGGGCGAACCCCTGTGTATATCCCCGACCGGACGGGAAACAGTGCTATGAGGCACTTGAAAATAACGAGTACATCGACATTTTAGAGCCGATCCTGAACCGCTGCGGCATTGCCACTAAGCGCGGGTACCGGCGTACCCCCATGAACGGGGACAATGGCGACACCATCATGCGGCAGAACGTGGCGGAGAGCAACGCATGGGGCGCGGACGTGCATTACGTCAGCCACACCAACGCCAGCGCCAACGGAACGGCACAGGGGTGCCACCCCATGTACTACACCTATTCCAAGAACGGCAAGAAGCTGGGCGAGATCATGGTGAAGTATCGAAAGCAGATCTACCCGCGCACGGTGAAGCTGGTGGCGCGGAGCGACCTGTACGAGCTGAAAAAGACCAACGCCGTTGCGTTCTACGAGGAGCACGCGTTCCACGACAATCTGGAGGACATCACCTGGTTTCACACGCACATGAAGGAGATCGCCGAGAGCGCGGCGAAGGGGCTGTGTGAATACTTCGGCATCCCGTATGTGGAGGAGACAAAGCCTGCGGAGCCGATGGAGCCTATGACCCCCGGCAAGTTGCTGGTGAAGATCATGAACAGCACAGGAACGTGCGGCACGTGGGAGATCGTGAAGTGAGGTGAAGACATGACGGTTACAGATACCATTTCGCAGGCGGACGAGCTGCGGCTGAACACCATAAGCGACGAGCAGAAGGCGGCGTGGGTGATGGGGCTGGACCAGCAGATCGGGGAGAGGATCGATATGGCCTCCTACGTACACAGTTGGCCGGCGGGCGACGGGGAGCTGCTGCTCCCCGCGCCATACGACCGGGTGTATGTGCTGTATCTGTGCAGCCAGATCGACTACTACAACAACGAAACGGCGCTGTATGGCAACGACAAGGCGGTGTATGACGAGGCGATGAGTGAGGCAATGGCGTGGTGGCGCCGGCAGCACTGCCCGGACAACACCGGGAATGTGCAGGTGATGGGATGAGACTGGCAAGCCTGCCCTATTCCCTGAACCCCAACAAGGTGGAGATGGTGCAGATGAGAGGTATCAACTGGTCGGACGCCATACAGAACGGCGATTTGCGGGACAGCCTGAATTTGTCAGCCAGACGGTGGCCGTACATCACCACGCGGAAGGGCCGGGTGAAGCAGACCGGGTACCAGAATGTGACGGCGCTGACATCGTGGGACAAGCTGGTGGCGGTGCAGGGGACCTCCCTGCTGTACGACGGGCAGACGGTGGGCACGGTGACGGCGGGCAAGAAGCAGTTTGCCGTGGTGAATACCAAGATGGTGATATGGCCGGACAAGGTGTATCTGGACATTAAGGATCAGCAGGTAAAGCCATTGGCGGCGGAGATCACCGGCAGCAAGGCCACGTTTGCCACCAACAAAATAACCGTGAACGGCTGGGCGGACCTGACCACTAAGTTCAAAGCGGGCGACGGCGTGACACTTTCCGGCTGCACCTCCAAGACGGAGAACAACAAGGATTTTGTCATTAAGACGGTCACCTCCAACACGATCACGGTGGCGGACAACACGTTTACGGCGGTGAACGAGGCCAGCACCAGCATTAAGATCGAGCGAAAGATACCGGACCTGGACTACATCTGCGAAAGCGAAAACCGGCTGTGGGGCTGCAACAACGACACGCAGACCATATACGCCAGTGCGCTGGGCGACCCCACGAATTTTTACGTGTACGAGGGACTATCCACAGACGCCTATACGCTGGCAGTGGGCACGGAGGGTAAATTCACAGGCTGCTGCAAGCTGAGCTCTTCGGTGCTGTTCTGGAAGGAGACAAAACTGCACAAAATGCTGGGCAGCTATCCGGCGGAGTACGCCATGTACACCTACGAAATGGAGGGCTTGCAGGATGGATGTCAGAAAAGCCAGCAGGTGATCAACGACACGTTGTTCTATAAAGGCCCTCACGGGGTATACGCCTACTCCGGCGGCACGCCTATGCTGATCAGCGACAACTTCGGCGAGAAGGAGTTTACCGATGCGGTAGCCGGCAACGACGGCGACAGCTACTACCTGAGCGTGAAGGACGGCACGGCGCACCGGCTGATGGTGTATGAGACCAAGACCGGGATATGGGTGCTGGAGGACGGCACGGAGGCGGTGGACTTTGCGCGGCTGGGCAAGAAGCTGTACATGCTGGCGGGCGGCGACGTGTACCTGCTGGATGGCGAGGACACGCCGCAGGCGCAGGAGTGGATGGCGCAGTTCGCCCCCATGTATGAGACCATCGACGGCAAGAAAGCGTATTCCAAGATACTGATGCGGCTGGAGCTGCCGAAGGGCAGCTACATGACGGCACAGATGCGCTGCGACGGGAAGCCGTGGCAGACGTGCGGCACGGTGGTGGGCAAGGAGCACAACGTGACAAGCCTGCGGCTTGCGGCCAACCGGTGCGACAAATTTGAGCTCAGGCTGGAGGGCAAGGGCCCGTGCACCATACTGGGCATATCGAGAGCGTTTATGGTGGGGAGTGATGTGAAATGATCGTTTTCCCGGAGAGCATAAACGAGCTGCCGAGGGAGAACCCGTCAGAGGCGCTGGACATAACGGAAAACTACATTAAGTACATGTGCCAGCGCATTGACTGGGCAATGGGCAACGTGACAAAGAACGTCAGCAAGGCGGGCGTGTCCAACGCGGAGATGTACATTCTGCTGACGGCGCTGCAGAATACGGTGTCCGCCCTGCAGAGCACGGTGAACAGCCAGGGGGCCAGTATATCGGCGCTGATGCAGAGCGTGACGATACTGGGCAACGACTACACAGCGCTTGAGCAGAGAGTGACGGCACTGGGCAACGACTATACGGCGCTGGAGCAGAGAGTGGCGGCGCTGGAGAACAAGACATAAGGAGGATGCCTATGGCTATACGGAAAAACAAAAAAGCGACGACCGGCAGCGTTATGGGCGCAGTAAGCGGACTATTCGGCGACCCGAATAACCGGCGCAACATGGCGGACGCCGTCGCCATGAAAAAGGCGGCAATTAAAAACAACGCGGTCAACGGCGCTTTGGCGGGCGCAATGGGCGGCGCTGTGGGCGGCGCACTGAACTACGGGAACAGCGGCGGCAATTCCGGCGGGGGTGGCTACACGCGGGTGGAAATGCCGGTAGATGTGGGCGCACTTCCCACCTTCAACAGCTCGTATCTGGATCAGCTGAATGCTTTGGCGCGGCAGCTGACCAGCATGAACTACGAGGACTGGACAAAGGGCAGCCAGTACCAGTCGCTGGCGGATCGGTATGGAAACAACGGACGGATGAGCATGCAGGACGTATTGGGGCAGGTAGCCGCCCGTACCGGAGGCTTGGCCTCCAGCTATGCCACCACGGCGGCGCAGCAGCAGTACAACCAGTACATGGCGCAGCTGGAGGAAGTGGCGCGGCAGATGTATTCCCAGGAGCGCGGCGACATTATGGACACCGCCAATTTGTACCGCAATCTGGCAAACGACGAGTACGGCCGCTATCGGGACAGTTTGGCCGATTACAATGACCGTCTGGCGGCGGCACAGAGCGCGGCACGGAGCGCATACAGCGGCAGCGGATACGCCGGCACGACAAGCATTGACCGGCTGAAAAGCCGCAGCAGCAACGGCGGATCCGGCGGCAGCGACAACGCGAGATACAGCAGCGGTGAGGCACTGCGACTGGCCGCCAGCAACGCAAGGACCACCAGCGGGCAGGTGATGGCGCTGGAGGCTATGTACGAAAACGGGAACATCACAAAGAAGCAGTACAGCGATCTGGTATACGCCGTGAAGAACCCGGGGAAATAAGGAGGGCGCGATGGGCTGGAAGCAGACATTTCAGAAGAAAATGAAAGCTGCGGGGATGGAAAACGACATCCCCGCAGCAAGCCGGACAAACCGCAATGCAGACAGCGGTGGGTGGCAGGATAAGTTTCGCAGCAAAATGGAAGATGCCGGCATGGGCGGCGACATTATCCGCACCGGCGGCAGAACGGCGGCGGATGTAGCGCCCAGCACCTATAAGCCGGACACGTCTATGCTGGTTACGCCGAGCGTGCCTGCGGGGAACACAACAAGTGCGGCGGGGAAATATAACGTTGGGCAGGGGCTGGCAAAGGCCGGACAAATGGGCCTGACACAGATCGCCAAAGTGGGCAGCTCCGCCGGCGCATGGATAGAGAACCTGCTGGGTGATTTTGCCCGGGAGGGCTCCAACGGCTACTGGGACCCGGACACCAGCAACTGGCTTTTCAACCGCTGGAACCGGGCTATTGACGCGGAGGCGCAGGGCGTGCAGCAGCGGTACGCGGAAAACACGGCACGCGGCGGGAAAGCGGCGCAGGTTTTCGAAGACCTGGGTGCGGCGACGGTGGCGGCGGTGCCGCAAGCCATTGCGGCGCTGTTGACCGGCGGCGCCAGCACGGCGGCACAGGCAGGCTCACTGGCGGAAAACGCGGCGGCTTCCTCCGGGTTGGTCAACACCATTTCCCGCAGTATGCGAGCAATGGCGAAAGACCCGAACTTCCAGCTCTCCTTTGCACAAGTATTTGGCCCCGGCTATGAGCAAGCAAAAGCGGACGGCGCGGACGATTTCCGCGCATCCGTGTACGCCATCGGCAACGGACTTATGAACGCCGCCGTGGAAGTGGGCGGCGGTATCCAGACGCTGCCCCGGGAATTGCAGAACGGCGGCAGCGCATGGAAAGCATGGGTGGACACCATGCTGGACGAGGGCAAGGAGGAAGTGGTGCAGGGCGTGATCGAACGCGCCACGCAGAACGCCGTCTATGGACGGGACAACCCCCTTGTCGGTATCGGCAACGGCGCCATTTTCGACCCGGCGGCAGCGGCGGAGGAATTTGCCGGCGGCGCTGTAGTTGGCGGTATTCTGGGCGGCGGGCAGATGGGCGTGAACACCCTTGCCAACCGCGCAGCATACAACGCGGCCAGAACGAAGTATGACCGGGATGTGCGGAAGAACACCGCGCCGGAGATGGACGGCAGGACGGCGGAAGCCGTGGAGGCGGTGACCAGGGGCGAGACGATCACCGGCAACCAGGCGGCGGCCATTGCACGGGACCCGGTGGCCGTGGAAACACTGGAAGCCAGCACCGGGGTAAAACTGGACACGGAAAAGCCGATCAGCCAGCTTAAACGTGAAATTATTGCCCTTGCAAGCCGCGAGACAGCGCAGGAGCAGACACAGCGTACCACGGCTATCCCCCAGACGCAGAAACGCACACAGAAAGCCGTGGGCGGCTTTATGGAGGCGGGGCAAAGAGCGTATCAGCAGGTGCGGGAAACAAGCGGCAGCGGCGCGGAGGTGTACGCAGGCTTCTCCGCCATGTACAACGCGGGACTGAACGGCATTGAGGCGGAAAAGGCCAAGGGCAAGTACGCGGCGATGCTGACGCCGGAGCAGCGGTACACGGCGTACAACGCGGGGCTGGAGGACGCAAGAGCGCAGGTGGCACGGGAAAATGCGGACGTGTCCGCAGTGACTACCACGGCGGGAGCCGGGCTGGCGGACAATGCCTACAGCCGGTACATCATCGCCAAAGACAAGGGCGCGGCATCGGCGCTGAACACCATCGGCAAGAAGCTGGGCGTGCGTATCGAGTTCGTGGACAGCATTATGGATGGGCAGGCCAACGGCCAGTACATCAGGGAGAAAAACCTGATCCAGATCGCGGCGGACAGCACAAACCCCATCTATGAGGTGGCGGGGCATGAGGTCACCCACCGGATGCAGGACCTATCCCCCGACGAGTACCTGGCGTTCCGGCAGGCGGCGATAGAGTACCGCATGCGGGAGAACGGCGCGGACACGGAAACGGAGGTCGTGCAGCGGTACATGGAGGCGGCGGAGAGAGCCGGCGTAACGCTGACGCAGGACGAGGTGATGGACGAGATCGCCGCGGATTTCGCGGGGCGGATGATCGAGGACACGGATCTGTTCGCACAGTTTGCCAAGGACAACCGCACGGCGGCGCAGAAGCTGCTGGACGGGCTGAAGGAATTTCTTGCCAAAGTCAAGGCTATGTTCACCGGCAAGGCAAGAGACAACGCGGCGATGGATGCCTACGGCAAGACCTTCGGAGAGCTGGAGGACATTGCGCAGAAGTGGCAGGCGGCCTTTGACGCGGCGGAGCGGCAGGCGGAGAAAGCAAAAACCGCCGCCGGTGAGGGCGACGGTGTAAAATACAGCCTGAAAAACACTTCCGATAAAACAGTTGTCAGCATCAAACAGCAGATCGCCAACGCCAGTAAAACGCTGAATGATACGGAGCCGGTAGTGCAAAAGAACGTTTCTGAAATTTTCAGTGAAATGAATATTAAGCAGAAACGGGCGTGGGCGGAAAAGGAAGCGCTGAAATACGGAAACCGCGTAGACAGGCAGGGATATGGAGAAATTGAAGTAAGCCGCAAAGATGTAAACAGCGCGCTTAATTATCTGCAGAGCGACGGAGAAATCGCGGCGTTTGCGGCCCTACCTTATGTGCTCAAGCGCGGAAAAGAAATTTACCGCGAGGCTGACCATAAGGGGCGTGGATATAGCACAGTTACTTTCGCAGCGCCTGTTGTTATAAACGGGGTGCGGGGGAATATGGCGGTCGTAGTAAGAGAGACCAGCAAAAACCATTACGATATGCACCGCATTGTTATGCCGGATGGTTCTGCGTTTACATTTGCGGAAAAAACAAACGCAGAAACCGGACCGACTGCGGCCACATCCAGTACGGACGCGCTCACACAGCCCACGGCTTCTACGTCTAAGAACAGTATACCCGCCGATGGCGAGAATGTCAAGCCGCAATTTTCGCTGAAAGCGCCTGTGGAGGAAACAAAAAACCTGCTGGCGCTGCATAACCTGACAGAGAAGAACCTGCTGGATGCCGCAAAGCTTGGCGGGCTTCCTATGCCGAGTATTGCCATCGTAAAGGCAGACGAAGGCCACGGCGAGTACGGCGACATTTCGTTTGTGTTCAGCAAGGATACCATCGACCCGCAGCTGTTCCGCAGCAACAAGGTGTACGGTTACGACGCATGGACACCTACTGCCCCGCGAATTGAATATGAGGTAAATGAGAAATTCGCCAAGAAAATCCACGACCTGTTTTACCGTATGGAGCGGTCGAAAGGCAGGAGCTTTGCAGACCCCTTATATTCTGCGGCAAACACGCTGGAGGACGAGCTGAACCGGAAGGGCGGCGTAGATAAAGTTGTCGGAGCTATGCGCGACGACCCGCGCGTGATGAACATTTATCTGGAAGATACCGGGCGGGGTGCGGTAGAAAACGTAATGAAGCGCGAAGTCACACGCATGGGCGACAACCAGCAGGAAATGGCATCGTTCCTGATCCGCGAATTGGGGGAGAGCACTGTAAACGATTTTCGCGCAAAGGGCGGCGAGTCGCCTATTGCGGCAAGAAAACTGTGGTACAAGGAACACGGCGAAGCGCTGAACGCCGCACTGCAAAAATACTACGAAAAGCTGGGGCTGCCTGCAAAGGATGCGGCCGATGTGGTAAACGCAGAAACCTTTGAGGCAAAGATGCGGTATATGTTGGATACGCGGAAATATCTGGCCGGTAACACGGAAACTGTGACGGAAGAAGTGGACAGGGACGCTACCAACAAAGCTATCCGCGACAAGGTAAATCAGAAGGAGTACGAGCAATGGCTGGATAATCTGTTTGACGGTGTTGTAAAAAACGAGGGCATTTACAACGGTAAGGACTACTATACATCTTCCGGCAATCGCAGGAGTTTTTCGGCAACGCACTATGATATCACGCTGGAAAACATTGTTAAGGCGATGAAGCAAGGCGATCAGAAGGGTGCCAACACATTCTTTGGTGGCCAGGCGATTTGGGGTGTTGCGTCAAAGGATTACGGCTCTATTGACGAGATCAAGGCCGACTCCGGGCGGCTTCAGAAAATGACCGAGGAAGAATACAGCGCTATCCGGCAGAAGTATTCTGAACGCCTTGCGGAGTTGACCAACGAGATCAAGGATCCTGCGGCAAGAAATGAGTTTATCGCATCGGACGATGCGGCGTCGGCTATTGTAGAGACGATGCGTACAAAACGGACTGTGGCGGGAATTGATAAAGAGCTGCGGACATACCCCACGCTGCAAATCAAACCGGATACGGCGGAAAAGGTGCTGCAGCTGTATGAAGACATTTCCAATATGCCGACCGGGTATTTCGAGGCAAAGCCGCAGAGAGCCGTAGGTTTTGATGAAGTGTTGGCGGCGGTCATCCCTAACGACGCCAGCGCAGAGGTAAAGGCAGCACTGGAAAACGCCGGTGTGCTGATGATCGAATATGCCAGCGGAGATGAAAAAGCCAGACTGGATGCCGTGAACAGCGTAGAGGGAGCCAGATTTCAGCTGCGGAGTACGGCGGACATTGAACAGGAGGTGCGGGACCTGAAACGGGAGCGCACGGTACTGGCCAGCCGCAACCGCGCATTGGAGCAGCGGGTGCAGGAGCTGAAGGGCGAAATGCGCATCAGCAAGGAGCCGTCCGTAGTGCTGCGGGACGTGAAAAAGCTGGGGCGCGAGGCCATACGCAAGTACGGCAGCGACGTGGAATACGGCGACATTCAGGCCGACATGGAGGCGCTGGGCAAGGCTGTGATGAAGAAAGACGTGAGCATGGCCGACCTGATGCCCTACGCCAGAAATGCGGCGACGGCCATCGTGGACAACACGACGGAGCTGACGGAGCACGGCGCGGAGCTGCTGGAGATCAAAGACTACCTGAAGCGGCAGAAGATCCTTTTCAACGGGGAGATGGACCACTACAACGAGTTCCGCAAGCGGTACATGGGAACGCTGAAGCTGAACAAGTCGGAGGGCTTGCCGGTGGACACCATGTACGAGGAAATGACGGAGATGTTCGGCGAGGGCTATTTCCCCAGCGACGTGTATACCGAGGCGGACAAGCTGCAGCAGATCGCGGATGTGCTGGACAGCATGGACAGCATCTATGAAAACCCCTTTGACAGCTACCGTGACGCAGCCATTCAGGAGATCGCCAACGACATCATTGACGGCATGATCTCTGACCAGGTGCGGCAGAAGAAGACCTTTGCCGACCGGCGGGAGCTGGAGAAGCAGGAGGCCGTGGGCCGGGTGCGTGAAATGCTGACAAAGGAGCGGGAAAAGCGCCGGGACATGGTGAAGCGGATGCGCCGAGAGTACAGCGAAAAGACACAGAAGGGCCGGGAGAAGCGGTACGCCGCGGAGATGCGTGCCAAGATCGCCAGACACACGGGGCCTTTGTCCGAAAAGCTGCTGCACCCCACGGACAAAAAGCACATCCCGGAGGAGCTGCGCGTGGTGGTGGCCGATCTGCTGCGGAACATCAACCTGGAGAGCGCATACAGCTACGACGAGAACGGGCGGCTGCGGAAAAACGCCGACGGCGACCCGACGAAGCGGACAATGCAGGCGGGAAAATTAAGACGTCTGTACGAGGACATAATCGACCGCGATGATGATATGGTCGTTGACCCTGCATTGACGGAGGGCGGCGGGCTGTTGGCATCTCTTTCCAAACTGGGAGACAAACGCATTGCCGACATGAACGTAACGGAGTTGGAGACCGTATGGAACGCGGTGCGGGCCATCGAGGCCACGCTGACCAGCTACGACCGGACGCTGGCGAACCAGAAGTACGCACGGACCAGCGAGTGGGCGGACAGCCTTATGATGGGCAGCATGAGCCGGAAGCGGCGGAACCGGAAGATCTCGCTGGATATGGCGGACCCGTATACGTTCTTCTCCGCCTACGGCGACGGCGGCATGCAGGTATACCGGACGCTGCGGAACGCGCAGGACCGGGAGCACGTGATGCTGACGGAGCTGCGGGACGCGGCTAAAAAGTTCCTGGATGCGGACGTGTACAAAAACCGCTTTGAACGGCACACGTTCACCACAAGCCGTGGCGTGGAGCTGACGCTGACCAACGAGCAGATTATGAACATGTACAACCTGGCAAAGCGCGGTGAGCAGGCCATGAACCACCTGATGGTGGGCGGCATCGTGCAGCCGGAGATCAAGCGGGACGGCAAGCTGAAAGCCATCCCCCGCGGGACGGAGAACATTCTGCTGACGCTGGAGGACGTCAAGGCCATCACCTCTGTGCTGACACCGGAGCAGATCAAGGTGGCAGACGGGTTGCAGAAGCTGGCCAGCACGAAACTGGCGGAGTGGGGCAACGAGGCCAGCATGGCGGTGTACGGCTACCGCAAGTTCATGGAAACGCATTACTGGCCCATCAAGACGGCGAAGGAGGCCACGGCATCCAGCGTGGAGAAGGGACCGGACATCGCCAGAGAGATCAAGAATATGGGCAGCGCAAAGGCCCTGACGCCCAACGCCAGCAACGCGCTGGACATCGGCGGCGTGTACGACGTGTTTGCGCAGAACGCCAGCGACATGATCAAGTACGCCACGCTGCTGGCCCCGATGGAGGACATTAACCGGCTGTACAACTACCGGTACCGGGACAGCATGGGCAATCTGACCGGGAAGAACGTGCGGCAGGTGCTGTCAAGTGTGTACGGCGACGCGGCGCAGAAGTATTGGCAGAACCTGATGCGGGACGTGCAGAACGGCCAGAAAAAAAGCGGATTGGCCACTGCAAGAGTGGTTGAAAAGTATGTTGGGAGTTACAAGGGTGCGGCTGTTGGCGCGAATTGGCGCGTGGTCATCCAGCAGCCCACGGCGTACTTCCGGGCGGCAGTGGTGCTGGACCCGGAAAACATGGTGAAGGGCCTGGGCAACGGCGTGACCAAAGGCAACGGATGGGACAAGGCACGAAAGTGGGCGCCCATTGCGGGCATCAAGGACACGTCCGGCTTTGACCAGGGCAGCCGGTACACCATTGCACGGGAGGTATACGGCACGGACGGCAGCTTTATGACGTGGCTGAGCGACAAGAGTATGTCACTGGCCGGGAAGGCCGATGCGATGACGTGGGGCAAGATCTGGAACGCTTGCGAATGGCAGGTGGCGGCAAACACAAGCCTGGAGGTTGGCAGCGATGCTTACTATCAGCAGGTGGCGGAGGTGTTTACGGACGTGATCGACCAGACGCAGGTGGTGGACGGCATTATGCAGCGGACGCAGATCATGCGGGATGGAGATATGCTATTTAGGCAGGCCACGTCCTTCATGGGTGAGCCGCTGAAAAGCCTGAATATCCTGATGCGTTCCTACGACGCATGGGTGTATGAAACGAACCCGCAGAAGCGTAGCAAGGCGCTGAAGCAGCTGAAGCGGGCCGTAGGCGCCCTGCTGGTGACGGACGTGGTGAACGCGCTGGCACAGTCCATCGTGGACGGCCTGCGGGACGACGACAAGAAGAAAAAATACTTAGAGCGCGTTCTGGAAGCCTTTACTGGTGTGACCGGTGATGAGAAAGATGGTTGGGAACTTACCACGAACATAGCGTTGGAAGGAAACCTAAAAGGGAATATTACACTGTTAGGGCGTGTTCCTTTTGGGAAAGACATTATCTCGTTACTACAGGGCTACACCGTGGACCGCATGGATGCCAGCGTAATTGATGACATCATAAAAGCGACCAGAGCCATGATCGCCAGCGCTAACGGCGAGGGCCAAAAGACGATGGCGTACAGCGCGAAACAGGTGATTGCTTCTGTTAGTAAAGTATTCGGCATCAGCGTAGCAAATGCAGGCCGTGATGTGTGGTCTTTGGCTCGGACTATTGCCAGCGAAACCGGGAATGTGCGGCTGATGTTTGAGATGGAAAAGGCCATCTACCGCATGGATAAGAGCGCTGGAAACAAGAAACGGTGGTGCGAGCTGCTGTACCGGGCGCAGAAAGAAAGGGACACCGAAACGGCGCGTCTGATCTACAGGGAGATGCTGGCGCACGGCTATGAGGAGGCGGACGTGCGGCAGGGCGTGGAGGCAATTATGAAGCAGGAGCAGGGCGTAAACTCCGTGAAAGAACTTAGAAACCGGTGGATGGCACCGTAAAACAAAGAAAGGAGCAACGGGCGATAGGCGCAACCATCCTATGGCACCATCCCGCCGCAAGGCGGTCCGCAGGCCTGCGTAAGCAGGATGAACCAGCAGCACAGGGAAATCCGCGCCATGCTGAAGGGCATGGCACCCAAGAGGGCTATCGCATGGATCCAATCTTTTGAGTTACCACAAGAGGAAGCCCAGTGCATCGCGGAGTGCGATGTGCGGCGTCGCAGCTGCGTGGAGCAGGCATTTTGCATGAACGTGTCTGTGGACGTGGTAAAACGATGCCGGCGAAGGGCATACCGAAAAATTGCAGACGGGCTGAACGCAGAAAAAAGCCACACCTGAAAAGGTGTGGCTTTTTATTTGCCGCCGAAAGGGGGACGGCGGCGTGTGTTGGGGGGGATAGCCTGATTATACGGCGAAATAAATAAAAACGCAATAGAGACGCACTGATTTTTAACGCGCACTTATCAGCCACTTTATCGCCACTTTGAAATGGGCATATCCCTGTATGCTTACAGTAAAGAGAGGTGGTCGTGATGTTCGTGCGCTATAACCCAAACCCCGCGGGCAAAAACGTGGGGGATTGCCCGGTTAGGGCCATCTGCAAGGCCACTGGGCAGGGATGGCATGAGACGTATGTGCAGCTTTGTATGCAGGGGCTGGCTTTGGCGGATATGCCCAGTGCCAACAATGTATGGGGCGCGTATCTGAAAAAACTGGGATTTAGGCGGCATATTATCCCGGAGGATTACCCGGACAGCTATTCCGTGGGTGACTTCGCAAGGGAGCACCCGCGTGGTACATATCTTCTGGCGCTGGCGTCCCACGTGGTGTGCGTGATAGATGGAGACTGGCATGACACGTGGGACTCCGGGGCCGAAACACCTTTGTATTTTTGGGAAAGGACGGATGAGGAATGAACTATCCCTATTACGGAAACCCCTATATGCCGCCTATGCCGGACAACCTCGGCCAGCTCAGGCAGCAGCAGATGATGCCCCAGCAGATGCCGCAGATGCAGAACCCTATACCGCAGAGCGGCGTGCAGTGGGTATCGGGCGAACAGGAAGCCAGGAGCTGGATGGTGGCACCCAACGCGGCGGTGGCCCTTTGGGACAGCACGGCGCCCACGGTGTACCTGAAGCAGGCCGACGCCAGCGGCAAGCCGACACTGAAGGTATACGACCTTGTAGAGCGGCTTGCAAACGCGCCTGAAGCAAAAAAGGACCCCGGGGCGGAATATGTGACCCGGGCGGAGCTGGACAAGCTGGCGGCCATTGTGGCCGAAATGAAGGCCAAGAAGAAGCGCAAGGTAGAGGAGGAAGAGGACGATGAGTAATCCGTTTTATCAGGCGATGGGCGGGAACGTGAACCCGCTGGGGAATTTTGGACAGCTGGTGCAGAAGTTTCAGCAGTTCAAAACAAGCTTTCAGGGCGACCCGAAAGCAGAGGTAGAGAAAATGCTGCAAAGCGGCGCGCTGACGCAGGAGCAGCTGAACCAGGCACAGGCGATGGCGCGGCAGTTTCAAAACCTTTTGTGATCAATATCGTGGCCACGATTTGATGAAATACATCTTTATCCGAAAGGAGTGACGACAATGGCAATTACTGACGGCGGCCCCACCATGACCATGCCTGTGGCCCCTACCGGCATGATGGGCGGCGGCTTTGGCGGCGAAAACGGATGGTGGGTCATCCTGTTTATCATCCTGCTGTTCGGCTGGGGCCGTAACGGCTACGGCAACAACAACGGCAGTGCGATGGACGGTTATGTGCTGACCTCTGACTTCGCCACCGTTGAGCGCAAACTGGACGCGGTGAATAACGGCATCTGCGACTCCACGTTTGCCCTGAACAACGCTATCAATGGAGGCTTTGCTACGGCAGAGCTGTCCCGCGCAAACCAGCAGGCGGCGCTGATGCAGCAGCTCAACGCCATGCAGATGCAGTCTCAGGAGTGCTGCTGCGAGAACAGGGCGGCTATCGCCCAGGTGCGGTACGACATGGCGACGCAGGCCTGCGACACCCGCAACACCGTGCAGACGGCGGCCCGGGATATCGTGGAGAACGCGAACGCCAATTCCCGTGCGATTTTGGACTTCCTGACGCAGAGCAAGCTGCAGGATCTTCAGAGCGCCAATCAGGAACTGCGCCTGCAGGCATCTCAGGCCGCGCAGAACAACTACCTGATCTCCCAGCTGCGGCCCACACCCATTCCCAGTTACCCGTCTTGCAACCCGTGGGCAAGCGGCAGTTATACCGGTTGCTGCGGCTGCTGACAACTGCATAGCATTAGCTGTTCGGAATTTCCGAACTGTTCAGCCCCGTGCTGATACTGACACCAACGCGGCGGGGCAATAGCTCCGCCGCTGTATTTTTAGAAAGGACTGAACTCATGAAAACGATTGACGAGCTGAAACAAGAATTTGTAGACCATCTTGCCGCTATGGATAAGTCCGAAATGAGCATGGTTGAACTCACAAACTATGCTGATCTGCTGCATAAGGCAAACGATCTTTTTAAGCCAAGCTATACAGATGTACTTGCATCCGGCTTCATTTCCCCCTTTGCGGCAACTACTTGGAAAAAGGAGGAGAAGAAAAATGGCTGAATACGTAAATCCCGGAATTGCGATTGTTCCCGCTGGCCAGAATGTGCCTCTGACGGAAACCGCGGTCAACAGCAAGCCGTGCATCGTACATCGTGAGGGTGCCGGGGTGGTGACGCTGCGCGGACTGACGAACCAGTGCAGAGCGCTGTACAAAGTCACTTACGGCGGCAACATCGCCATTCCCACCGGCGGAACCGTGGGAGCCATCACCGCTGCGCTGGCCGTCAACGGCGAGGCGCTGAATAGCGCCACAGCGACGGTGACGCCTGCTGCCGTGGAAAACTATTTCAATATCTACGTTTCCGCGCAGGTGTGCGTGCCGAAGGGCTGCTGCCTGACGGTCGCCATGAAGAACACCAGTACGCAGGCGGTCAGCTTTGCCAACAGCAATCTGACCGTTGAGAGAATTGCGTGAGAGGAGGGACGACATGAACATGAAGGAACTTTTCGGCATCCGCGAGATGCTGTGTGACGAGCTTTCCGAGTATGCCGGCAAGCAGGAGATGGGCACCGGGGAGCTGGACGTGATCCACAAACTGACGGCCTCTATCAAGAACATTGATAAGATCGCCATGTTTGAGAGCGGCGGGTACAGCCGTGACGATGGGTATTCCCGCGAGGATGGGTATTCCCGCGGCGGCGACTGGGATGCGAACATCCGGGGTACGTATGGGCGCGGCAGCTCGTACCGGCGCAAGAGAGACTCTATGGGCCGGTATAGCCGCGATGACGTGTATTCACGCGATGGGCATGCCAAAGATGTGATCGAGCGCATGATGCAGGATACCGACGATCCCAACGTGAAAGAGGCGCTGCGGCAGTGCATGCACGTGGTGGAGAAGGGCTGACGTTGCTAACACGTTACTAACAAGCGTGTTTTATAGGAAATAAGAAAATCCCTGTAACAGTTGTTGTTACAGGGATTTTTTGGTGGAGACTGCTGGACTCGAACCAGTGACCTCCTGCGTGTGAATTATGG